CGGTATCACTTGTAGATCGACCATGACTTTTTTCAAAAACATTTATAATGCCGGATCCTGCTGAAATTGTTTCAAAGGGATTTGATCCTAATATTGTAACAACTTTATTTTCAGTTCTTGCCGGTCGTGCATTCCTTAAACCATGTCCTTCTGTACTATAATGCCTTGCTTCATCTTGAGGATGTCTTGCTTCATATTCAGATCTATGAACAAAAGAACCATTCCATTCTCTAACCATTTCATTATAGGGAAATTCCATTCCACTTCTATCTGAGATCGCTTTAGCGTATTTTCCTTTTGCAAATGCCATAATTAACCACTCGGGTAATAAGATTCCGGAGTTATATAAGTGCTTGTAGAAGACCCATCTTCTGACAAAGCCCTTTTTAATTCGTCTTCGTATAATAATTTTAATTCTTGTACTCTTTGAGGTGCGTATTTCTGTGCTAAATAAAAAGATAATCCTGATGCCATACAAGGGACAAATCGATAAGGCGTGTCGGTTGCATCCGTATAAGTTGCATCAGCGTCTTGAATTCTTTTAACAAAGAAAATATGAACCTCTTTTGATGCATTGGATGAATCGGGTGTCGGATAAAGAGTGACTGTTGTTTTATCAACAAGTCTTTGAACAAAATATCTAGAGGGTGTTCCTTTAGATAATTTATTAGCCAATCCAGAATAAGTTGATCGATCTGTTTTTGTAAGCGTGGAATCAGCTTGATCCGTATCTCCTTTATCAGATCTAAGTGTGGCTTCTAAAACATCAGCTAAACCATAAGTAGATGTTCCTGTTGTTCCTCCAGCTGTTGTTGCAGAAGTACCATCGCCCGTAGCTCTATAGAAAATATATTCAGCTTGACCTTCAACAAGATCAATATTGGTATCGCCTACTTCCCAGTAATGCAAACCTCTATTTCCCCATTCTTGAAACATTACATTTAAAGAACGTCTTGCTGTTTTTAATTGATATCCCGAAACAGATTGTAAGCCAATTCGCTCGTAGGCTTCTTCAATTATTTCGTCTACAGCAAATGTTTTGTCGAACGTTACTGTTCCGGAAGTAGTATTAGCCATTCGCTACCTCCTAGTAATTCTTAAGCCATTCACACGTAATTGTGGCACTATCATTAGCGGTACACGCTGGCGTAACAAATTTAACATCACCAGTGTAGTTAGTAGCCTTGTTATTAGGTATTCCACCTATAGAGCTATAATCTAAAAATCCACTTTGTTCTAATGTTAAAAAAGTTGCATCGGTATCTGCATCCCACATTAATTTAACAGCGTCTACCTTTGCTGTCATAGATATACTATACCATATTTTATTTAATGTAACCGTTGCACATGCATTGCCATTTCTGTCTGCAGTTAATGCTGAAACATCAACAACTGTAGTTGTGCCTCCATCACTATCTGAAACATTTTGATAATGTGTTATTAGTTTTTTTTCGCCTTGATAAACCGTTTGGTTTAGTACTAAGTCTGCCATTTTTTACTCCTTATCTAGGGGTGAAGTCATTACACTCCACCCAGAGAGTTAATTATTATTCGTATACGTTTCTGCTACAAGCAACATAATGAACGTTGACTGCTTCCGCTGCCGCCGCTCCTGCTTCAATTCCAACGTAAGGAATTAAATCAATGTTGTCTGTCAAAGCTGCTGTTTTAGTAGTACCAGTCGTTACCGCTGTACCACCAGTGCTGCCCGCAGTAGTTGTTACATTGTATTGTACACCATTTACAAAAATTGCCGCTTTTCTATCTGAATCAACTTCAATTTTAAAATGATACGGTGTATTTATTGCAACAGTAATTGGTAATACACTAATATAATCAGTATCAGCAATACTATAAACAAAATGCCATTTAGCAAAATCGCTAAAGGCTTCACTGTTTGTAGCATCTGTTTGATATTTAAAGAACATTTGGTTAGCGTCCGTAGCAACTAATTGATCATTAGTTAACTTTAGACCAGTCCAAACTTTTTGATTATCAAGTGCAGGTATCTGTAGTGATGTTTCAAAATGTACTGAGTTTTCTGTTCCCCATAAAGTTCCTGCCCATGCTGTCGCTGCAGTATCTAAATGTGGTAACAAAATACCTTGATCTTGATCAGCTGTTGCTGTTGTTACTAAAACTCCAGCGCCAGTTGTCGCAAATGTACATAGAGCAGTAGTCATGTTAGTTCCTAATGCTTCCCAGTTTCTATTTAAAGCTCTTTGAACTTCAACTGTAGAGACTTGGTCAATATTTGCATTGATACCAGGTCTTTGCATGAAGTCTTCTTCTAAGTAAGCTCTTCTTGCATCCTTTGCTGGTGTACCATAAGTTCTATCATGTACTACACCTGTTGATGCAGTTTTAGTTATAGTTTTAAATCCGTTCTCCGATCTTACGGGTCCCGAAAAAGTTGTGTTAGCCATGTTATATTCCTCCTAGAATATATAAATGTAGTCCCTAGGGATGTCGACTATACGCGTCTACATTTAAAATTTATTTTTTATATAGTGTGGTAATTGTACAACAGTTTTTAATAGAGTGCAAGAGACCCTGTAATAAAAGTGCGATTTCAGCGATGTAGCTTTGTGACTTAAGTAGCTACAGAAACTTGTGGAGTGACATCCTCAACTTGATTTTGTCTGTGTGCAATAGCTGCTTCTTCCAGCTTGATGTCAGTGATAACTCTTTTAACTTTGTCATCTATCTTAACCATCTCAAGAGTATACCTATTATTATCTAGGTGCTCCTGTTGCCACTTCAACTCCAAGGACCTTTTTTGTTTGTACAGGTCTTGTATCATCGATAACCTCTTCATAAGTTATTCTATTTAATCCCGAATGATATGCATCTCCGAGATATTCCCAAACTATACTCTTTTCTCCTAGCTTGTCAAGTATTGCTTTTTCAACACTTTCAGCTGTATCTTTATCATGCTCAATATTAAATTTAGCGTGATAATTGTAGGCCCAAATGTTGATAGAGGTATTTTTCATGTTTTGTCTTTCTATATTTAAAGTGTGGCGGAACTATGTCCGCCACAAAATTATTACGATTACGCTGCTCCTGGTGATCCGAAGATACCTCTAGGGTCAGAGAATCCAAAAGAATATCTCTCTCTAGCTTTGTATCTAACGTTTCCAGTTTCGAAGTCGCCTTCCATTGCAGTTTTGATTGGTGATCTAACGAACATTTTTAATCCATTAGGAACATCAGTCTTGATAAAGAATGCGTCAGTATCAGTTAAGTAGTGATTAACTACATAACCTTGAGGAATCATCCCCATGTTACCAACTGCATTGATATCATTATCTGCAGTACCTGTTCTACCTTGAGACTTCATAAGTCTTTCAGCAGTAAATTGAAGCGCAGAAGGAATTATCATTTTAACTCCTTTAGCTGCAATTTTTAGGCCTCTTTCATCAGTCATTGCTGCGATGTCAATAAGAGCTTGCTCTAACGAAGTTTCGTTTAAGTCAGCTGCAGTTGACAGTTCATTTTTGAACGTTCCAGCCACAATTGGGTGAACAGCAGAACAAAGTTCTACTCCATCACCACCTGTGAAAGACGAACTGAACGCGTTGTTCAGTACGTTTGCTGCTTTAACTTGTTTAGCATTTGCCATTGATCTAGCTAATGCTTTTGTATATCTAGACGCAAGTCTATCGTACAAGTTATCTTCAATCGCTTCTTCAGTGATTGAGAACGCTAAAGCAAGCGTTTCGTGTGTGTATCTAGCAGTGAAAGATTCCTGTGCTGTATCGTAGTTAACGCTTGAACCTTCAGGTTTTACTGAAGCGTTTGCGAAACCACTTAACATTACTTCTTCTTCAAAAGCTCTGTCCGAATTTTCGACATCGAAAATTTGAGCATGCTCATCTGCGTAGTTTTTGTATTCCAAGCCGAATAATGCATTCAAACCTGGCTCTAGTTCTTTAACTAGTTGTGCTCTTGATATAGCCATAATTTATACTCCTATTATACGCCTGTTGTTAATTTAAAGACATGTTCGCCAGTGTTGAATACAACATATGCATTTGCATTTGCTGAAGCCACATCACTATTGTCAGGATCTTTTGATATACCGATTTGTTTAAAACCGCCTGATGTTCCTGAACTAGACGTGTCTAACTCCGAAGTTGATTG